ACTGGTTTGTGCCAGTTGCGAAATTTATCAATTCGTGGACCGCTGACGCGGGCTATACACTAAGGAACACTAGCTATTCACTACGTTATGACGTTCACGTGGACTACTATTCCGGCTACTATGCCAGATGGACGTACACTGACGCGTCACGGTTTATTCGCGAACGCGGATTGCCAGATAACGCAACGCTCAAGGGAAGCGCGAAGCTCCCTGAACCCTCCCGCTGGCTTGCAGCTACATCCGTAGCGCTAATCGTCCAGCAATTAAAAACCTTTCGTTAGGAGAATCCTATGCCTCAAATGGCCAATATCACAGTAAAAGACGCGGCGAATACCGATGTCGTCCTGACAGCACTAACGCCCTCTAGTGGGGATCGTGCTGCTCTGTGGCGGTATGACGCTTTCGCTACGTTGCCTCTGTTGCGACCTACGTACCAAGTTACAACGACCTATAACGGTCCGCGTGATGCACGACGTACAGTTGTCACTGGCTCATATCCGATACCAGACCCGGTGTTGGGTACGGTCAAAGCACGTATACCTTTCCGCCTAGAGGTCACCTTGCCTCTAAATGTCGAGACTAATAGTACCGACGATGCGGTAGTTATTATGCAAAACTTCATCAAGAGCGGTCTCATCACTGAGATCCTCAAGACTGGTTTCAATGCAACATAACTAAAGGGTTTACAACATGCTCGATAATCAATTTCAGCGTGTGCTTCGATCGATCTACGACGAGCTGGGTACGCCGCTAGCCCAACAAGCTAAGGCGCTACTCGATGACGGCAACTTAAAGGGTCTCTTCGCCTTGAAGATAAACCCGCGTGACTATCATGATTCTGAATCGTTCTGGCTTGACAACCAGACAGTTGATCTGGTGCGAAAGCTTCAGATCCCGGGCAACCGGGCAGAATTAGATAGGGCGGCTCTAGAAACATTCTTCGAATGCGAAAGGAGCTGCCACCTAACGAACATAAGACTTAATAAATTTCTCTTACGTGCATATGATGCACCAGAGGATCTGGTTATCAACGATTTTGTTGGTCGCTGTAGATTTTTTATTAAGAGGGTACTGGGGCCTTTGCCCTCGTATCTGACCCCAAAGTTCGGAAAAGGTTCTACGTTTAATGATAGGGGTAACCTTATTACTGTGCCTGATAAAATGTCTTCCATTCTTACCAGTACGCATTTAGCACTTACTTACCGAGCATTCATTGACACGAGTGCCTGGGGTAGGAGCCATTATGATGACGTCTGTAGACAAACTTTTTCTTTCTTCGATCCCGAGGTTGTTCGTGGAAACCGTTTCACAACGGTGGATAAGGACAACTCGAAAAGGAGGGGGATATGCATTGAGCCAAAACTTAATGTCTGTCTTCAACTACCCATTGGTCTCCATATTAAGCAACGCTTAAAGAACGTTTGCCTAATTGATCTGTGGCGTAATCAGGAAAAGCATCGAGAGTGGGCGTGTTCAGCATCCCGGACGGGATCGCACGCTACTATTGATCTGTCTAATGCTAGTGACACAATTAGCAAGGAGCTTGTCAAACTCCTCCTGCCAGCTTGCTGGTGGGAACTGCTAAATGATCTGCGTTCTCCCTATACCTTACTACCAGATGGAAAGTGGTGTAGATTAGAGAAATTTAGCTCCATGGGAAACGGTTTCACGTTTGAACTTGAGACTCTGATATTTGCATCGATCTTATACGCCCTCGGGTGTAAAGTCGGTGTGGATACTCTCGTCTACGGTGATGACATGATCGTACCAACGGAAAAAGCTAATGCAGCCATCCATGCGCTTCGATTTTTCGGGTTCACACCCAACGAAAAGAAGACATTTACGGATGGTCCCTTTAGGGAATCGTGTGGGGGTGACTACTTTAATGGTGTGAACGTACGTTCACATTTTATTGAAAAGTTACCTACTGAGCCGGTGCATTGGTTCGCACTACTCAACGGCCTATTGCGCTCCTCACGGGGGGCAGACAGCCGCGAATACAGGTTCTATCATTCTCGAAAGAGGATATTGGATTGTATTCCCACGAAACTAAGACGTCTAACAGGACCCGAAATATTTGGGGACTCTGTTATCCATTCTGATGACTTCAGTTTGGATTGGGAGCTGACAGACGACGGTGCTTACACCGGCGTTGCTCGGCTGAAGGGTCTCATCCCTTATAGCCCGATCATCTCTTACCGCGAGGGAGGATGGTCGCCAGACGTTCAATTAGCATGTGCCTTATATGGGTGCTCCAGTCAAGGAGTGTCCGAGCGGGATTCAATTCTCG